TTTTTATCATCTTTATTATTTATAATATCACCACCTAAAGCAATATTATTTAAACCATAATCCATATGTTTAGCAGCAAACATTTCATACATTTCTTCAGAAATCCTTTTATACTCCTCAGATAATTCTGGGTATTCTGTTTCAAATGCTTCTACTGTTGGAGTGGTTTTTACTGCTTCAACTGGTTTTTCCTGACTAAACTCCCATGCTTTCCTACTATCCATTTACTTGTTCTTTATTATTGAAATATTTTTCTAATACTTCTAGTCTTTCATCTGCTGAAGCTAATAATCTTAATGCTTCATCACAATTGCCCCAATAATCTTTAGTTGAATGATCACCTATACCTGCTGGGTGGTTTGTTAATAGTTGAATACTAGCTAATGCTTTAGCTTTGTCTGCTTCTGCTTCTGCTTTTAAAAATTTGTATACTTGTAAGTTCATATCGTTTTTATTAATTTAGTTATTTCTTTTTTTTCGTAACCTAAGTCATTTAATATTTCAATGACTCCATCTTTTCCCAATAGGGGAATATACGTACTAGCTTCATTATTTCCAACCAATAGTTTATTAGCTATTATTTTAGATAACTCAGTAGTATCTTTTTTATTTTGATTTTTAATATATTTATTCCAAACTTTTCTTTTTGGAATCATCTCTCTATAAATAGTATAGATTTCTTTTTTATTTTGAGGATTTATATTTTGAACAAAATTAACTATGTCAATATAATTTATATTCATAGATAAAAACCTATGTACCATATATGAATTCCAACCATCCCAATCTTCTTGTGTAAAGTTATTTGGTGGTGTTTTCTTAACTGTTATTTCGTTTAACCAGTTGAATATGGTCATATTTTATGTTTTTTAAATCCTCTATAATATAAATCTGCTACGCTTTCATTTATTCCCCAATATCCTCCAGTTAATCTATCCCAATATGTTATACTCCTAAAATCATCAGGTGTTCTATTTTTATAAAAATTTTTCCACTCATCTATTTTAGAGGTAAATGGAGAAGCATGTGTTGAAGAGTAATCTGTACCGTGTTCAGGTCTTCCTAAATAAGCACATGACATTATAAATAATCCACCTGGTTTTAAATGGTGAATCATATTTTTAACTGTTAGATCATAATAAGGATCATGTTCAAACACTTCAAAAGCACATAC